CCTTTGCTGCATTGGTCAAATCTCAGACGACACATGAAAGCGTTGGCGGCACTGGCAGACATCAAGGATGATTTGTGCTACCATCAGGCGAGGCACAGCTTCGCCTCGCTGATTACGCTTGAAGCTGGTGTGCCGATAGAAACCATCAGCAGGATGCTGGGACATTCCGATATTTCCACAACACAGGTCTATGCCCGTGTCAGCCCTAAGAAACTTTTCGAGGACATGGACAAGTTCATAGAAGCCACCAAAGATTTTCAATTAGTTCTTTAATCCTTTAATACAGAAAACGATATGCGAAGCACATTTTCACTTTTGCCCTACATTAACCGCAGCAAAGTAAAGGCTGACGGTACGACCGCCATACTCTGCCGTATAACCATTGACGGCAAACAGACTGCCATCAGTACGGGAATTTATTGCCGACCGGAAGAATGGAACAGCAAGAAAAACGAGATTAAATCCGTAAGGGAAAATAACCGTTTACGAGAATATTTACGACTGACAGAGGAAGCCTACAATGAGATACTGAAATCACAAAGTGTGGTCAGTGCCGAAATTTTGAAGAACCACATATCCTTGAACAACATCCATCCGACCACTCTTCTACAGATGGGTGAATGGGAACGTGAGCGGTTGAAGAAGCATTCCGAAGAAATAGACTCGACTTCTTCCTATCGAAGTTCAATGTATTATCAGAAGTACCTGACGGATTTTCTTACGTCCATCGGTAAAAAGGACATTCCCCTTGAAGAAGTGACGGAGGATTTCGGCAAGTCCTACAAAGCCCACTTGAAGAAATGCAAGAACTTCGGGGTTTCCCAGACCAACCATTGCCTGCGTTGGCTGAACCGCCTGTTGTATCTTGCCGTAGACAAGGAGATTCTCCGTGTAAATCCCTGTGAGGACCTGGAGTATGAGACAAAGCCGGAAGCAAGGCACAGGTACATCAGCCGTGAGGAGTTCAAGAAGATACTTTCCACACCGATGTATGACAAGCGTATGGAACTGGCAAGACGGGCTTTCATATTTTCCACCCTGACGGGACTGGCGTATGTGGACATCAAACTTCTTCATCCCCACCATATCGGAACAAACGCTGATGGCAGACGGTACATCCGCATCAACCGCAAAAAGACAAAGGTAGAGGCATTCATACCCTTACATCCCATAGCGGAGCGGATATTGTCGCTGTATAACACGACCGATGACGAGAAGCCCGTGTTTCCTCTTCCCAACCGTGATGCCCTATGGTTTGAGGTTCACGAATTGGGAATAACCATAGGGAAAGAGGAAAACTTGACCTATCACCAAAGTCGGCACAGCTTCGGCACTTTTTTGATTTCGGCAGATATACCCATTGAAAGTATCGCCAAGATGATGGGACACTCCAATATTAGAACGACACAGGGATATGCACGGATAACCGATGATAAAATTTCCAAAGATATGGACAAACTGATGGAACGAAGAAAGGAAATATCGGCTGGCGAAAAGAAGAAATAGCAAATAATCATCATAAAATAAAGGAATTATGAGCAGAGGCATAATAACAATCAGTGAAACGGGTGCAGTCACTATGCCGACCGCACCCGTATGGATGATGCAATTTGAGATTGCCGACCTGTTCGGGGTGTTCTCGTGCGATGTCCGCAAGACGATACGGGCAATCTATAAGAACAATGAACTGAATGAAGCCGATACGATGCGATATATCAGGCAACCGGATGGTATCAGTTATGACGTTTACAACCTTGAAATGGTTATAGCCATTGCATTCAGGATATGCAGTAAAGAAAGTGCTTTGTTCAGACGGTTTATAATAAATGAAATCAGCACCACCAAAAGAGAAACGCCTGTTACGTTGTTTGTTTCCTGTGGCAGGAGTAATAACCGATGGTATAGTTGAGGTTCATCCCGTCAGCCACTTGTTTCCGTTGCCACACGTTTGAAAGGCATCCGGCAACGAAAAATAAGCAACTGATGGGTAAAGAGCAGAAAAGGAACGGCTTACAGACGAAGCGCAGTATTGACACTTCATCCGTAAGCCGTTCCTTTTTTCTTTTTGTCGAAAGTCTATTGCTGCCGCAATACAGGGCATACGGCAAACTACACTCCTTCAAGAAAAATCAAGTTATCCTCTATCGGTAGGCGGAGCGGTAGCCGTCATTCAGCATCCGTTCGATGTCGGATTCACGGTAGAGAATTTTACCGCCCAACTGGATATAGGCTATATGCCCTTCATTGCGGTAGTCCTGAAGTGTCCGGCGGCTCACCTTCAGCCGTGCCGACACCTCCTTGTCAGTGAAGAAACGCTCACCGCCCAATGTCGGGCGGTAATTGGCGGTCAGATGCTCTACATTATCAAGCAGTCGGTCAAGACTGCCCATAAAGTGGATTATCCACTTGTTGTCCTTGTTAATCAACTCATTCATATTACTCTGGATTTAGTGGGTGTTGTCATTATATTTAATTCATATAGTCTTTCCTTTGAACTTCGCTTCCTTTCTTCTATCCTCCACAACGGAGACAATGAACTCCACGTCTTCGGGACGGTAATATGTCTTGTGGTTTATCTGTGAATAAGCCAGCGTGCCGTTATCCCGAAGCGTCTGTAACGTGCGAGGGCTGATGTTGAGCATACGGCACACGTCCTGATTATCCATCCATTCGCTCATTTTCTTTTCCCCGTGCCGATGGCAGATGGCATCCATACGGCTGACGAAACGGTCGAACTTGGCGACCATTGCCTCAAAGGTCTTTCTTTCGATTGATACAATTTCCATATTGCCTTTCTTTTAATTGTTACTGTTTCTTTTGCCACAAAGAAATACATTATCTGCTGTCATGCAATGGATTTTCAAAAAGTGGCAGCGTGTTGCGCCGATACGGTAGTCATTGTCCGGGGTACTGCTTGCCGGTTATCTGTGAGCAAGCCGGTGGAATACGATTTCCGTTCAGCCTTTAATTCCCATTTTTTATAAGGAAGCCACAGCCAAAATAAGGGCTTAATTTAAAATAGCCCCCAATCGTACCTTTGTCCTTTCAGCTATTCATATCCGGTAAATCGGTGAAGTCCGCACCGATTTGTCAGTCTCCATAAAGCAAAACCGTACAAAAATGCCTAAGAAAATCCAAGTACTTGACTGACTGCATTAAAGCACCTTACTTCGCTCCCGATAATCGGTCGAGGTATAGACCAAGACCACATTCAATAACTTAATCAATTTGTTTTTACAATGAAAAAAGAACCAAACATTACAGAGCAGCAGGCTCGTGAAATCGTGGAAAAAATGGGGCGCAGGGAACCCTACACCTCCAAGTCGATAGACGACTTCTACAGGAGTATCGGTCTGGAACCGGAGGAGCCGGAACAGCTCGGCAAGACCGTCACGGAAGAAGCAGAAATTCCTATGGCAGATGAACCGTCAGGAGTGGCGACCGGAGAAGCGGCAATGCCGCAGAAGCGCATCAGCAGCAAACAGCGCAGGCTGTCTTTGGATGAGTACCGCACCACTTATCTCAAAGTTCCCAAAATTATCAACCGCAAGCCCGTGTTCGTCAGTGAGACGGTGCGTGACGAGCTGGACAGGGTTGTCCGCTACCTCGGAGGGAAGGGCATGAGCGCATCCGGACTTATAGAGAACCTTGTCCGCCTGCACCTCGATGCCTACCGGAATGACATCGAGCAGTGGCGCAAACTCTGACGGGATTACGGTGGAACAGGTTGAGCCGTTGGATGCACTCCATCGGTTCGACCGATACACAAAGTGAGTTATTACACTCGGAAATCAATCCGACAGGCGGAGGATTTTTGTGTCCTCAAAGACACAGCAAGGTATGTTTTCAGTTACTCGGATGTTCCGGAGTAACTAAAAACCCTTGCACCGCCGTGGGCAGAATTATCCTCCGAAGTCGGATAATTTCGGGGTTCCTTAATCAAAGATTAAACAAAGGATAAACTATAAAATTGAAAGAATAAGAAGCATGAAAAAGAACAACAAGTACGGGAGAAATCCCAAGTTGAACCCGAAGACGCACTGCGTGATGGTGCGCTTCGATGATGAGGAATGGAACAAATTTCTCACGATGTATGAGGAATCACAGGTGTACGCGAAAGCTGTCTTTCTGAAGGCGCACTTCTTCGGGCAGAAGTTCAAGGTGTTGAAGGTAGACAAGGCAATGGTGGACTACACAACCAAGCTGTCCGATTTCCACGCCCAGTTCCGTGCCATCGGCACGAATTATAATCAAGCCGTAAAAGAGCTGCGTTGTCATTTTTCTGAGAAGAAAGCGATGGCTTTGCTTTATAAGTTGGAAAGATGTACCATTGAACTTGTGAAGTTAAGTCGGAAGATTATAGAACTTTCAAGGAATATGGAGAAGTGTTACCAATCAAAATCCGACTGATATGGCATCGGTAAAAGTCAAGTTTCGCCCTTCTACCATAGTCGGCAAGGAGGGTACACTTTACTATCAGGTGATTCACAACCGCGTGGTCAGACAGATATATACCGACTATAAGCTTTTCGCTTCGGAATGGGATATACATTCCGAAGCGGTTGCCATGCATTGTACTCCGAACGAACAAGAGCGAAACAACTATCTGCTTTCGATAGGTTCCCGTATCAGATGGGACAAGGAGAGGTTGAATAAGATTATACACACGTTATCTCAATCCGGCACATTCGTAACGGATGATGTAGTCATGCGCTTTCATGAAAACAGGCAAGAACTGTCATTCAACGCTTACATCAGCCAGCAGGTAGCGAGACTGAAACGTTTAGGGAAGATACGCACCTCGGAGACTTATACAGCCGCACTCAGAAGTTTCAGCAGTTTTATGAATGACACAGAGGTTTTATTTGACCAACTTAATGCGGATTTGTTTGCGGAGTACGAGGCTTATTTGAAAGGCAGGGGAAATACGCCCAACACCATATCATTCTATATGCGAATTCTGAAAGCCGTCTATAACCGTGCGGTGGAAAATGGACTGACGGAGCAACGGCATCCGTTCAAGTCTGTCTACACGGGAGTGGAGAAAACCATGAAGCGAGCCTTATCACTCAATGACATCAGACGTATCAAAGGACTGGACTTGTCATTGAAGCCCAATCTTGACTATGCCTGCGATATGTTCCTGTTCTGTTTCTATACAAGGGGAATGTCGTTCATTGACATGGCTTATCTGAGAAAGAAAGACTTGCTGAATGGCACTCTTTCCTATCGTAGACGCAAGACAGGACAACAACTGTTCATCAAATGGGAAAAATGTATGCAGGAGATTGTTGATAAATATCCAATAAACGAAACGGAATACCTCTTGCCTATCATTACAAAACATGATGAAGATTATCGGAAACAATACACCAACGAACTTCATCGGGTAAACCATCTGTTGAAGAAAATCGGGAAACTGCTGGATTTGCCAATACCCTTGACGATGTATGTCGGTCGGCATTCATGGGCAAGTATTGCCAAGAGCCGTAATGTGCCTATCTCTGTCATCAGCGAAGGTATGGGGCATGATTCTGAGAACACTACGCAGATTTATCTTGCATCGTTGGATACCACCGTGGTAGATAAAGCCAATAAGAAAATACTGGATCTGCTGTGAGGCAGTGGATGTTTAGCGAATCTGTCCAACGCTTGCCAAGAGACGGATAAGCATCTTTATCTCGTTGATAATGAGTAATATTTTACTTTTGCAAAGATAACTTCGCAAAACATCTGATATTTTTCGCAAAACAAAAAGAACATAATAGATAAGATTTTCAGCGTTTTATAACTTAAAAATCATTATTTTGCGTAACTTTGCATTGTAATATCCGTCTCTTGGCAAGAGACTATATATAAACTTTATATAATTACATTAAATGAACAACAAAATATTTGCAATCACTGCTATAAGTACTCTTATACTACTGCTTAGTTGTAGTGGAGATGAAATTATAGTCAATTCGGATAATAATCCAAATCAAATTAGTGATATAAAACCTATACTCAAGGTTTATATTGAAAACTCTGGAAGTATGGATGGTTATATGTGCGATGGGTCTCAATTGAAAGATGCCATTTTTGATTATGTAAGTGATTTGAGCACTTGTGTAGATACGACTCAATTATATTATATAAACAATCGTGTTATACCATATCATGCTGATTTGGAGCAATATATTAAGACAATGAATCCAATAACATTCCAAAAGGCTGGTGGCAACCGATCCAATTCGGATTTAAGTAAAATGTTAAGTACAGTATTGGACGCGATGACTGATTCTACAGTGAGTATATTTGTGTCGGATTGCATCTTAGATCTTCCTGTCTCTGATGCACAGAGATTTCTAAGTACTTGTCAAATATCAATTAAGAATACTATAAATAAAGGCAGAAAAAATATTCCTCTTCTTGGCGTTGAAATATTGAAGATGAAATCTGATTTTAATGGTAAGTATTTTTATCAGAATGGAGGAAGTGAAGTTCTGACCAACGTAAAAAGACCATATTATATTTGGATTTTTGGTAATAGCAACGTACTGGCTAAATTAAATACGGAAGTACTTTTCAAGGGATTGGAAAAATATGGATATGATAATATTATCTCATATTGCCCAAAAACCTCTATACCATATGATATAACAAACAGAGCTTTAATAAGCAAGACAATTAATCCCATCAAAGGTGATTATAATGCAACTATTCGTGCCGACTTTTGTACAACATTACAATCAGAAGATGTTCTGCTGAATCTTGATAATTATTCTTTTAATAATCAGAACCTCATAATAGAAAATATTAAACCGATAATAGCGACTGAGAGAGAATATTCTCATTTTATTAATATTACAATACCCAAAGGAGTAAATATTGCAGAAGATTACTTGATACTGAAGGCTCCGAATATGCCAAGTTGGGTTCTTGAATCGAACGATGAATCTGGGGAAAATGTAAAGGGTAATCTCGATAAAACGACAGGTATAAAATATTTAATCGGAGGAGTCTCTGATGCTTATAAAAAAGATAATGTATTAACTACGCTTAAATTCACTGTTAAACGAAAATAAATTATGGGCGAATTATTTGGAAGTATTTATTGCTGGTTTGAAGAATTCTTTGGAATAGAACTAGCGAACTATCTTTGGGGACAGTCCTCTCCATTATCTCAGACTAACTCTTATATAGGAATTGGTTGGACAATGCTTGGCATAAGCTTGGCAATAGTTTTAATATTTTATTATGCAATCAATCACCCTCGCTTGAACCATTGGTGGGGATGGGGGATTTTCCTTATGGTAAATGCTCTAATAAACTTTATTGTGGGCTGGCAATTGGTGCTTAAAGACTATTATGGAGGAAAGATGGTAACAATTGATCCAGCAACAGATTTACAAATTCCTCTCAATATTGGTGGAGCAGAGATAATTTGTTTTGGAGTTTCCAATATGTTTCTCTCTGTCTTAGCTTTTATAGTTTTCACATTTATATTCAAATGGTGGAGTCCCAACTGCTCTGGTGCACCATTCTAATCGTAGAAGTTATGTCTAAAATATTTGTTTTCGGAATAGGGGGGACGGGTTCAAGAATCCTTCGCTCTCTTGCCATGATGTTAGCCTCTGGAGTAAAGTTCGGAGCCAATGAAATTGTACCCATAATAATTGACCCAGATGTTGCAAACGCAGACCTTACTAGAACTGTATCATTATTAAATAATTATACTGCAATCAGAGAAAAATTGCAATTTAGTAACGACAATAGAAGTAGGTTCTTTCATACTGAAATAGAAAGAATTTTACCTAATTACACTCTCCGTATTAACGACACCGATGATAAGTCGTTTCAACAGTTTATCGAATACGCCTCAATGTCAAAGCCTAATAAAGCAATGACCAAGATGCTGTTTTCAGACAAAAATCTTGAATCATCAATGGAAGTGGGATTCAAAGGTAATCCTAATATTGGGAGTGTGGTGTTAAATCAAATAGCCCATTCAGCAGATTTTAATGATTTCGCTAATTCTTTTAGCGACGGAGATAGGATATTCATCATAAGTTCTATCTTTGGAGGAACTGGTGCGAGCGGATTTCCATTACTTTTAAAAACACTACGTGAGGGGAAACATTTTCCCAATTATGACCTCATCAACAAAGCCACAATAGGTGCTGTAACTATACTTCCATATTTTAAGCTAAAGCCGAATGATGAAAGTGAAATAGATTCGTCAACCTTTATTTCTAAAACAAAGTCAGCATTAGCGTATTACGAGAATAACATAAGTAAAAATGGAAGTATTGATGCTTTATATTATCTTGCTGACGATGTGGTAAGTACATACGATAATCACGAAGGAGGTTCAGCCCAACAAAACGCAGCTCACTTAATCGAATTTTTGGGAGCTACGGCTATCGTTGATTTCTCTAAATCAAAGTTTGATACCCCGGCAAATATGGA